TTGACGGCCTTTTCTAATGGACGAACTTCTTGAGCTGTTTCTTCTACAGCTTTTAATCCTTTAAGTACTTTCTCAAGCGTATTAGCCATTAAAACATAAACGTCAATGTCAACATTGCTGTGTCATGATGTATGAACAACAAGTTAATCACTGATCTTCTCCTTAATACGTTTCATTACCGCTTTGCGTTGTGCTGGTGTGTAATCTAACCATCCTGCAATCTCTTCCTCTGTTCGTTTGCATGTCTTGCATATCTGTTTCTTTGTGTCGAGGGCACATATCTGTTTGCACGGTGTTGCTATCTTGCCCATGTCTCTGATCCCATCTACTTGCATCCCACCACCATAAACGTCTGTAGGTGCGTAACTTCTTTCCTAACCTTGCGTTCTTGTCTGACCTACGCATCATGATCCATCGCTTCATCCATAAGCGTCCTGTTGGGCTACGCTTAATGCCGTAAGTAATCATATTGCGTAAGGATTAACTCGCTCACGTCTTCCTGCGTCTGCATAATCTTCCGCTGGATCATACGGCGCTACATCTATTGACAACATCCCTGCGTCTCTTAGATACCTAAGCGCTTGCGTACACGCGTCCACATAGTCGTCATGAGTAGCTTCAGGAAATGAGCAGATCTGAGACACGAAGCCTTCAGCCCAATCACGCACATATCCTCGACGTGCTGTTGACTCGGGTATCCACACTCTTCCATGAGAGATAATGTTTGCGACAATGGAAAGTCGTTGCACTTTGTCGGCTCTACCAGGATTGTAAGCTCGCACTGGTAAATGAGCCCGTTGCATATCTTGTATGAGACTGATTCCAGCCGCCTTATCTTCGACAAGGATGAGATCAACTCGCTTACCTTTGACAAACTCTCCGCTGTCGGACTCGCTATCCGCACCATAACTAACTTCATACTCTTCTTGTACCTTTCGTCTGAGATCAGGGTACTGCATTCGTTCTTGCCACGCATCGATCAGCATGACTGACATAGGCCCGTCTGTTGGCTTAAACAATCCAAAGACTAGACAAGCTGTCGGGTCATTGATTGTCTTCTCGGTGTAAGCGCAATCATATGACTGGATAATGTATTCAAATTTAGGAAACGGTTTACGCGCGTCCCATAACTTAAACATATCTCTCTTAACAATGCCACCCTCTTCAGGGTCAATAAGTTCAGCATAGATCTCTTGTCGACCTAGCTTTGTACCTTCGTACTGTAGGATCTGCTGTTGAAAGCTCGGCGCTAGGTTGTCTATGTTCGCGTACGTTGACGCGGTTGACATGACGACTTCACCTGATCCATCATCTGCTCTTCCTACTAACTCAACGATCAAGTCTTTAGGACGTGGCGTCGTTGATGCTATGATCTTTGTATTCTTACCTAAACGCACTGAGAACATGATCATGTCCCAAGCGTCTTGCAGATAATCCCAAGCGGCTAACTCATCTAGCCATGCGCCGTGGTATTGTCCACCGCGGAACCGATCAGGTTCACTGGCTGATATACCTTTGATTAATGATCCGTTGATCAACTTAATCTCAAGCAGTGACTTGTTATAGTCTGCAATGAATTGTGGAGGGATCACATTAAGCAATCCTGATTCCCCTTCAATGCATGTACCGCGTACGTCCATTGCTGTTGGCGCTGACACTAACCATCGTGTGTTAGGTTGCGTCCATGCCCACCAGCCAATCTGTTCGGCAGAGGTTCTTGTCTTTCCTGCACCGCGGCCGCCTAACAATAACCATATCGCCCAATCACCGTGTGGCAATATCTGATGATCATGCGCACTTGTTAACCACTTTGTTCGCCAAGCGTATCCAATCTGTTGATTGATTGGTAGCGCTTTAAACTGTGCTTCTACTTCTTTGTCTTTAAGAAGCTCTACGACGTCTGTCATTTTTTATCATCAAAGTAATCAGCAATGATGAAGTATAAGAATCCTCCGACAACCATGCCGAATAGAATCCAAAATCCGTTTATAAGATCGCTCATAAGAATATTCCAATTAGATCTAATAAAAAATGAATCACTTAGCCTGTCTCTTTAGTTCGAGGTTCTTTAGCATCTCATCAAATATGTTGACGTTTACATTTATGCTGTCTGCTTCATTGTCACCAACATGCGCAATTCTGTCTGAATACTTTTTAGGTTTGAGTTTAGCCGCGACCCATTTGCGCGCATCAACGCGATTCTTTTGCCATTGAACGTAAGCGCTGTCATAACGTGTGGCGTTACCTTTCTCATCAATAACTTGTTGTGGTAGCTCGTCAGCGATTGCGTGGATCTCGTCGGCCAGCGTGTCAGCTTGGTCTTCCCTCGCGCGCGCGTATATATCCGCGAACTCTTTGTGGCGCAACAGCCACTCGTACACCGCCGTCTTCTTCGGCATACGCTCGTCGCGACAAATACTTACAAGCGACTCGCCGTCTGCAATGCGCTCACATATCTCCAAAGCAATCTTAAGATTGTATAACGTAGGTCTTCCACCTTTATTCTTTTGACAATCTTTGGATTGCACAGTGGATTCATCCTTAACCTTATCGTCATAGGATGTCACTACATTAGCTTTTGTTATTGTCTTCTCTACCATAATGATAAAGAATGTAAACGGACATATGGGATATGTCAAACAATAATTAGGATCTGTTTGTATTTAGTTTGTATTTTCTTTTCGGGGATTTTTTTGGGGAAAATAAACAAGTGTTGAACATATGTTGAACAACTGATGAACATGTGTTGAACAAAACCACATAAGTGTTGAACCAACCAAGAACCATTATCTAAGAACTATGATCTAATAACTATATTTAAAAAGGCGCTGGTTCGTATTCGTTAAAATCAAATTCTTTTTTCTTTTCACGCTTCACTGAATACTTGACGTAAGTTGCTTCAGGTTTGTCTTTTAACCAATGCATGAGTTCGTCGCGACGATGAAAGGCGCGGATCTTTTCTCCGTCGATCAAACCAACATATCTATGATGGTGACTCATAAAGTTATTGTAACAGAATTATAATTTTTATCAAAAAATAATTATCTTCCTAAATCAATTTTTTGACCTGTGAAGATGTCAACAACTTCCTCATCCTCACCGAATGACGCACGCATCTCAAACAATTCCTCGTCTGAGTAGCCGTGCTTTTGACGGCTTGCAATGTAGTTCTGTAAAACTTTTAAATCTTTCGCTTCCATTTTCTTCTCCTTAGTAAACGCCGACACCGCGTCGTTCAAGTGTGTTTTTAATAGCTTCGAGCTCTCTGTGATTAACAATGATGTAACCACTCGGAGATTGGTGTATGTTAAATTGATTAACAGCAAAGTGATCTGCATTAGCAGGTGAAAGCTGATTGCCTAAATCGAATATTTCATTATGAGTAAGTGCGTAGTAAAGCATTACACACCTCCAACACTATCAACTGATAGTTTTTTGATTTTGTAAGAGATTAATGAGTTAGAAATTTGTTGAAGCTCTGCATTGATGCGATCAATAGCAGGGCCTGTGCCAAATTGTTTAAGCTCGAACTCTTCAAGACCCCATAATTTCAATTGTTCGAGTTGCTCTGTTGAATGACGACCGCCATCAATGTAGTGGTAATAAGTTTTGCCTCTGTAAGATACTGACATATCGTTTTCCTTTTCTTTTTAACCGAACCAATGTGTTCGTAGATGTAATATTATATTAAACGATGGATATGTCAATACCCTAAATCAACTTTTTTTAATTATTTTTATATGGGTTGGCACGGATCTTGCAAGCACAAAAAAGAGGCATTTTAAGCCTCTATTTGCCTTAGGGTAGGGTAACCCTTCACCCATACCCCAAAAGTGTCCCAAAACGCTTAAAAAGACCCTTTATGCCACCTTTCCAGCGTTAAGAATCGTATTAGCACAAGTAAAGATTCTTTGAGCTGACTTATCGTCGATCTGATTATCCTTCAACCAGTGTTGAATGTAACCTCTTGACTCGACTAAACCATCTAAGCCAAGGATTGAGCATAAGATGTAAGCTACTGACTCAGCTTCTACCTCACGGATGTCTTTAGGTGTGATTTCAGAGTCAGCCATGGTGTGCTCTGTGGTATGACCTAGCACAATGTGAGCAAGCTCATGGAAG